TCAATGATCGGTTTAGCGACCCCTCGACAGATCCAGCAGCATCCTGGTAAATAATTGTAGTTGTCAACGATTCTCATCAGTATGCCCGCTTACCTTTAATGGTGTTTGAGCCAACTGGTCGACCCGTACGGTCATATTGAGTGTGCTTTGATCTCCACCCAATTTTTCGTCGTGGCTTTAATTTATCGATTGAAATACCTGTTCCCATTACCATCTCCGCTTTTTTGTTTTGTCCAACTTCTCCATGAACCTTTGTACTCTACCCTCTGCATCATATGTGGCGTGTTTATGTTTGCGGGTGATTTCATTGTACGGACGGCAGGCTAGCAGATATCGGAGTGCGTCAACTGCATGGTCTTCGTCGTCGGTGTCAACATCTTCAATTTTTGTTTTGTCGTGGCGCATTGCGGGCAAGGTGCGGAGTAGATGCTCGCAAGTAGAGAAAATTTTTAATTTTGGCTCATCATTGATAACGCCTGGTTGCAGGTAGCGGTGGACATTTTGCCATCCTGAGATACGGGCGTTTTTGGCTCGACTGGTGGAGACTCCTAGTGAGTTGTATACGCCTGCGACTGTTTGTCCTAAGCCTTGGACGTTGCTGTATGTGGATGGGTCGATGACGGTGGCGGTGATTCGTTCGTTGTGGCCGTCGCTGGTTTTGGACATTTCTTTGATTTGCATGGCTTGTTGTGCTGCGGTGAGGTTTTTTTGGTATGCCTCTCGGTAGACGTAGCAGGTTCCGTCGGCTGGGTTCCAGGCTCCCCACAGGCAGCAATAAGGGTTTGCTGTACCAAAGTCAATTCCTCGGTAGCGGGGCCATTCGGGCGGGATTTCAAATGGTGGTATGACGTGGATGTCTCGGTTGAATTCGGAGAAGTATTGCCCGGTGAAAGTATCCCAGTCGCCTAACAGTTTTTGTTTGCGTTCTGTTTCGGGGAGCATGGATAGATGTTTGCGGTATGTGGGGTCAATGTGGGGGTTGTCGTCCACGGTTGACGGTACGAACGCGACGATGAGGTGGTCGGTGGGGTCGTGGGGTATTTCTAGTTTGTCTATCTCTGCTGGGTCGTCGGGGAGTTCGACTCGGCGTACTACATCAGGATTTTCAAATCCTTCTCGTACATCGTAAACAACAGCATATTTGCCATGCTGGGTGGGTTGTACCAGCATTTTGTATAGGAATGTGTGTCCACGGTCGCCAGGGTTGGTGGCGAACATAACGTGGGTTCTTACGCCTAGCGCAGTCATTTTTCGGCTTGTACGGAGTCGGCCCGACATCATGAGCATTTGGTACGGGGTGAACTGGGTTGCTTCGTCAAAACCGATGAAGTCGTACTCGGCAGACATATATTGTCCTACATCTTCGTCACGGGCGCAGAATCCGTATTCGATGACTGATCCGTTGCCGTACCACCAGGCTTTGACGTTGTCAATGGATCGTAGGGCTGCATCCACATTGAGTTGGGCGTATCGGACTTGGGATCGGATGATGAGTGATCGGCGTAGTTCGGGGAGCGCAGTTCGCACTAGGAGTGTGCGGTGACCGGGGTATTTCTCTGATAGTTCGTGTGCGTGGTAGGCAAGTAGTTCGGATTTGCCACCACCAGCTGCACCACCATAGAGAAGCCAGTCAACTTTCTTTACTAGGGCGTGGGCTTTCTCTTGGCGTTTATTACCTGTGAGTTTCCATGCTTGTAGGTCTATTTCTAGTAAACGTAGGTATTCGTCTTGTTCTGACCCAGTAAGTTGACCAAATTCGTCGTCTGACAGGAAGTTCATAGTTCGCTCATGGTGCGACCCGCAAACCGCTTGTTAGCGACTGGCAGATTGTTAGCCACGATTCCTATCTTGTTGCTTAGTGCAACGACGGCAAGTAGGTCATTGTCTGACTGGTCAAAGTATCCCGCTGCTTCTAGTGCTTCTTTGGTGGGGAAGACATCGGCGTGTCGATCTAGTTCTCGGTCAATCATGTGGTCTTGTTTGCCACCAAATGAGTACACAACTCTCAAATTTTTAGGTATGTAACTGCTTTTTTTAAGCATTTCTACTTCTTTGGTGTATGCGTAGAAAAGAATGTCGTCGTGTTCGTATGCAACATCTATCCAATCATTCAAATACTCAGGGCTAAAGAAGTCGCCTGCATCGTGGATTCGGACGGCTCGTCCACCACTCAAGACCCATTGGTGCAACCATTGATCGTTTTCATCGTGGGGAAGATCATGTGGTTTGTTTGTTGGCAAGAATCGTTTGTGATCTAATTCGATAGCCATTTCTTGCCACCAATTTTCGTTATACAACACATACTCAAGGTTTTGCAGGTGGCGACGGCGCACGTTAGAGAACAGGTATGTTCCCATTTTGGCGTAGCAAACACGGCCACAAGCACCAGCGTTCGGGCAAGTGTTGAACCAGGAGCCGTCCGTAAGTTTTAGAGTGTGCGCTGGGAGAGTCCAGTTCCACACGCCGACACGGCGTAGTTCGCTGTTCTGTGTCAATAAACGGTCAGGTTTAGTTGTCATCCGTTTTGTCCATCCCCTATTGCTCGCAACCCTGCCTCGACACGGGCTTTCGCTTCTGATCTTAACTCTTCTAAGCGTGATAAACGGTCTTCGGGGTTCCCGGTACGGTTCTCGTTGATCGTTGTTGCTTGGCCTGACTCTAACCTGAGGATGTCATACCAAATCTTTGCCACCTTAGTAGCTTCTTCGGCTGACTTGATCTCCCATTCGTTGCTAACTAGGCGTAAACCGAGGTCAACAATGATGGATTGAGCCAACTTGGGGAGTATTTCCCGACTAGCGACCCCTGAAGCGAGCAGATCTTGCCCCAAAACCTTTAATTGTTCCGCTGACTTGCGTCGTTCTTCCTTTTCCAGCACCTTTTTGACCCGAACCTCTTCAATGTCGGCGGCACGGTGCGCTCTTTTGGCTTGTTGAGCCTCGCCTTTAGAAATAATTACCACTCCATTTAAGTCATCCACCACTTTGGTGGGCTTTGATTGGGTGGGGCGGCGACCTTTGATACCTTCAATGATGTCATCTGCGTCGTCGAACGCTTTACGCATCGTCATATAAGGTCTTTGCCTGATGTCAGGTCGTGAAGGGTGGCCCAAATCTGCATTGCGAGCGAACCAACCGACTGGGTGGCAACCATTTCGCCTGCTGTCAATGAGTTCACGTCATATGAACGCTCCGCAAGCTCGACAATGTGCGCTGCTGCACAGAACGCTGCTTTACACATATCAGGAGTTAGGAAGATCCCGGCACTCTCTAACGCAAATCGTGCTTGAGCCACCAAAGCATCGTTACCTAATCTGATAACAGTCTTCATCACATCATCGACGGTGGCCATAATTCTCCATATCTAAAAACAAATATCTAAAAGACTTTGTCCTGTTACAAAAACTGACACTATCACCATACATCCTCATGGTATTGTTCTGTCACCGAACTTACGAAGCTGGTCATGTCGGGATGACACACCAGCGGAACTCGCCCGTAGTAAGCCTGTCTAACCAGGAGCGTAGGGACAACGTGACCTGAAAGGGGGTTCGGATCCCATGCATAGAGTCAAGCCGACAGTCGAATCGGATGCCAGCTAGTAAGCCGTGGGTAGGTAGTTAATATATGAAACGAGTGAACATCGTTAAGGTTCGGGTGTTGGTACGGTGTAGGGCCGCCAACGGTAGGGCATTGGGGCAGACCGAAAGGTCTGAGACAAAGTTAAAGTCACCGATGTGACAACACACGGATGACAACAACGAACTTCGACAGCCACGCTGGCGATGGAGAGGCGTTAGCCGCCAACGGCGGAAGCCCTTGACCTTGACCTTGCATCAGTTGACCTTCCAAGGTCGAAGACCCCAAGCCCCCGGCAAGGACACCCTTTCAAAAAGGTCAAAAAATACGGGAGAGTGAATTGGTAGGGGGGGGGTGGGGCCCCCCAATGGGCGTGGGGTGGTCGGTCGGCGGGTGGTCATGGCCACGAGGTAGGTGGTGGGGGCTACTCGTAACACGGTGATACATCGGCGGGTCGCATAGTGAGACGGGGCATCGGGGGTTCGTGGGTACTCGGTCAGTCGGGGTGCGCGTCCCTCACGGGGTGCTACCGTCTCGTTGGTCTCGGGCTGTCGCGGGGCGGTTAGCGTGCTTGCCGACAGAGAGCTCTAGATGGTGCTTGACTTGCCTCGAATTTCCTCGGGTTGGTCGTCCCGGTTTTGGTGGTTTAGATATTGGGGGGTTAACACTTGACTGTCGCTTGTTTGTGTGTGCATAATGTAGGGGTGAACTCGTGCGGGTTCATGGCTCGGTTTGGGCCTTATTAGATAGGGGTTAATCATGAGTGGTTATGGATTTGTTAAGGGTGACGCGGTGATCGTGTCGCATGATTTAGGAATTGAGCGAGGGGTCGTACTTTCGATTTTTAATGATCGGGTGAAGGTGCGTTTTGCTGATGGCACGGTGTCGTCGTGGGGCTGTGCTGTTGTGGCTCGTGATATTTCGTGGGGGGTGAAGTGATGCGCGCACGGTTAGCACTCGCGACCGAGCAGGAACTCAAAGTGATGGACGGCGGGCAAAAGTATTTCCGCTATCTCTACGATCTTGAGACGGTATATATGGATGTAATTGGATTACTTAATACGACCACCCCGAGACGGGAACTATGGAAGGTGGAGCAGACGGGCGGTATGTGTTGCGTCTTGTCGACTTATGTCGACGGGATTCATAACGGCGTCGATGGTTGTTTCATGTTTGCGGTTTGCCCTGACGGCAATTTGCATCTAGATGATGATATTACGGGTCAGACGTATTTAGTCGGCTGGGAGTTCTTGAGCGTTCAACGCGACAAACTCGACGAGGGTGAGTGTCTTTATGACGTTTCATATGGTGACCTTGTTGAGACTGTTCGGGACTTGATGACGTCGCTCGGTGTTGAGAAGGTGCGCGGGTTCTCTGAATCATTCGCCCATCGTCACGGGTACGAGTGCGCTACGAGTGCGGTCGGTATGTGGGAACCTTGGTCGGGTGACTGTGATATCTGCGGGCGGGTTCGTGTCGTCGGTTTTTGTGATCGTTGTACCGAGTGCGCTATTGAGTCCGTGTACGAGAATGAGCGCGAGTACGGCGGAACTACTGAACACGTTATGAACCATTTCGGGATCAAGTGGGCGGGGGATCGTTGCCCACGAATACTCGACCGCGTTGTTGAGAAGTGTCTCGAATATCAAGCGCAGATTTGGCGGGTGGCGTTGTGAGTTGTTCGACTCTTCATGTGTTCGGGAATCCTTGCCAAGAATGCGACGCGCAACGGTGGCGCGCATTTAATGAGAGCGGGCGCGATTGGTCGTCGGCGCGTAGTGCGTCGACTCTTTTCAGATGTGCATCGTGTGAATTACGGGGTGAAGAGAAATGGGTCAGCCCTCGTTACGACGCGGTAGTGCCGTGGGACGTAATGGGAGATGATCGCGATTTCGTTTTTGTTTGCTCAAGTTGTGCGACTGCTCCAACTGAATGGGAGCGGGGCATATTGACCGTCCGTATGTTGCGCGTATTTTTGGAAGGGTTAGACCCTGACGCTCATGTGCTTTTTGCTCCACCTGGGGACGGCGAATACTTGAATATTAACGACGTGATTCTGCCTGATGGTGAGAACTATCTCGCGTTCACTTTGTTTGGGGTGGATACTTTTCACCCTTTGCAGTTTTAACGGTTATCGCGCGCCCCGTCGGGGGGTTGTTGGGTTCGATTCCTGACCGCGTACTGCTCGCCCAATGGGGGCGGGCTTTCTATATGTAAGGGGAATCCATGCGTAAAGATCGTTTACCTACTGTCATAGCGTCACCTGGGGGCGGTGTTGTTGTGTTGTGCCGTTGTGGTTTGTCGTTGCGGTTTATGCTTCATCACGACGCGAAAACCTCGCCCATAGTAGATATACCTTTCAAGGGTTCGGCTAAGGCGTTAGTTCCGAATGCTTTACCGCTCCCGGTTGGCCCAATAAATGCGGGCGGGTCTTGTGATGCCACAACCTCGGCATGTGTCGATTGTTATGCAGCAAACCTTGAGAGCTTGTACGGCGCGTTCGCTCGCGGTGCTTCGGTCAACTTGTCAAACCTTCAACACTTGAAACAATGCGCGGGTCAGACTGCGGTCGTGTCGGCGTTGGTTGCGTGTGTTCAACATTCCGAGAACCAGCAACGGGCGCGCGGTGTTGTGTCGCCGTGTTTCCGTTGGCATTCGGGCGGTGATATTTTCGCGACTTGGTACGGGCGCGCGATGCGTTCTGCGGTTGTTGCGACTTCATCGGTAGATCATTGGATCTACACGCGGGACGCGGTCAAGGTGAAGAGCCTGCTACCTGCTCCCGATAATTTGCGGGTGTTTCTTTCGGCTGATTCTGAGAACGTCGCCAAGATGGCGCGGGCGGGTAGTCGGCTTGGTTTGCCGTTGGCGATGCTTGCCGATAATCAGACTCACGCCGTAGAACTTTGGGCGCGCGCTTTGGCGGTTGCTTCTGTACCGTCGGCGGTTGAGTGTCCCGCGACAGGCAAGTGGGCGCGAGATGGTGTCGATGTTTCCGCTCATGTGGTCGGGTTGGATGGTCGGCGGTCGTCGGCTGTTCGTGGCGGGTTGGGTGTTGGGGCTTGCGTTGCTTGCGGGGTGTGTTTGCCAGGCGGGCGGGTTCGTGGTGTCACATTCCTATTGCACGGGGGCAAGAATAACGGCAAGACGGCGGGGCGATTGGGTTCTGCGGTGTCGGTGCGGGTTCGTCGCGGGCTGGTGGCGTTGTGATCCGTCCATCAGACTCGTTTCGTCTGCCTCGTGCGTGTGAGTTTCAGATCGGCTATACGCCTCGCACCTCTGCGCTCATGGGTTCGTATCCCGTCCCCGTGTACTGCTACCGTCCCGCCGTTGCAGGGTCGCCGTATTGCGCCGACTGTGGCGAACTACATCGGCGCGGGGGCTATCGGCTCCAACGGTTTGGCGGTCGGTCATGATCGGCGTGATTCGTTGTGCGGAAGGTTGGTGTGAGTCTGTTATTTCGTGGGATTTTCGCGGGTTCGCGTTTGTTGCCGTTGCGGGGCTGTTTGCGTTGTGGTTGGTGCGTCGTGGCTGAGCGCGTGGATCGTTTGCCCTGCGTGGGTCTTGATCCGTTAGGCCATCGGTGCGGGTCGGGTTGTTTGCCGATTGTTGCGCGGGGGCTTCCCCCGGTTGCGGGTTACCGTTGGCGATATGGCTCTATTGCTTCGGGGTGTTGGTCGTTGTGGCTTGAGAAGATCGGTGCTGCTGGTGGTCGCTGGTTTGTTCTTGATTGCCCGGTTGCCGAATCGGCGCGCGAGTTGGTCGCGGTCATTCATGCGTACGGACTCGGCGCGCGGGGTGTCATCGAATAGGCGCGCCGACATACCGAGAACGAAAAGCCCGCGCCGATATGGTGCGGGTTTTTTGTTGGGTGTATTTCGTCATGACGATATGCGCGGGGTGTCATAGGTGCGGGCGTTTGGGGTGTTTTGCAGCCGAATACCTCGCCCGGCATGGCGAGCTGGTCACGGGCGATCAAGCGTCAAACCCCGAACTGCGCTGGGTGTGGGAAGACAGCGTGCTTGACAGCAAAATATTTCCGCAGATATGGCCCGACAGCGTGCTTTTGAGGCGAATAATTCCGAATTAGTGTGGTAAACATTGTTTATGGCTTCTGTTCGCTCTGTTACGGCTCATTTCTTGGGGGGCTATGCCTCGATCCATACTCGTAAACGGTATAAGAAAGACATTGTCACCTGGCAGAAGTGGTGCGCTTTGGTTGATATCCATCCGCTGGATTGCACGGCTGTGAACGCTCAACTGTTCGTGGATTGGATGGCTTCTCGGTATACGTCTACGTCGGTTGCGTCGCGTGTTTGTGGGGTCGCTAAGTGGATGGATGCGCTCGTCGAGGCTGGCGTGCTTAAGGTTCACGGTTTGCATTCGGTGAAGATGCCGAAACGGGTCATCGTGCTTGATAATTCAACTGTGCCGTCCGATGATGAGATGGTGCTGGTCATGTCAGCGTTCTCTCAGCGTGGGCCTCGGTGGGAATGGCTCGCCGCAATGGTCGCCTGGGGTGGCTGTGACTGCGCTGAAGCTCTCCGAATTCGTAAGACTGACGTTCGCACCTGGGAAGGGAAAACGCTGGTCACGGTGCGTTCTCGTCGAGGTAACAGGCGCGAGATCCCGGTGGATGGTCGTCTTGAAGTGTTGACTCTAGGTCTGACGGCGGTGTTCGCTGCCACTACTACGCTCGGTGGGACGTTTGGTTCTAAGCACGCGACTGAGACGATCAATGATGTCGCTTCGGGTGCTGTCGGTCGTCGGCTCACGGTGCAGGATATGCGGCGTTGGGCTGTCCAGCGTCAGTTTCAGCGTGGTGTTCCTGTCCCGGTGATAGCGAAGTGGCTCGGCCATACAAATGATCGGTATGTTCGGCAGACTTTGCGCTTACTCAATCCTGTATCGCTGGTTAGCCAGGCTGATGTCATAGCTCAGATCAAGGTGGAACCTGATGGGGATCGGTTCGGGTCGGGTTCTGCACCTGACTCTGTTATTTCGCACATGGCCGACACGCAAGCTAAGTAAGCGTATTTTTGTCCCTGGTTTGATCCCCATTTGACGCCTAACACGTTGAGGCATTTGGGACAGCGTAACGGCTTGTAGTGCTTGTGGCTATCCACTATCTCCCAGTCTGTCTTCGTACATTTCTAAGACGGTGTCAATGTGTTCAGTTAATTCTTGGCGGTCGGGGTATAGGTCATTCAAGAATTTGGTGATTGCTGGGTCACATTTACTGTTGACTACCGTTCGATGAACTAAATAAATCTCAAAGGGTTCTACATCATCAACCCACATGACTAAATCGTTTTTTGTCACTGGTTTACGGCAATGCGCGCACAATGCTTTTTCTCGTATGAGTTCAAACATATTCACAACTTTGTGATTTTGCCAATGATCCACCACAGGATCGCAACACACGTCGCCGTAAGCCCTGCGTAATAGATGACTTCTACTGTCTTGTCCACGAATTGTTGCTCCTCGGGCGATAGTTGGTTCATTTTATCTCCAGTACGGGTCGTAGTTGTTCGCCTACCCAGCGTGCTACGGGCGACGCTACACCATTCCCGCATTGTTTGTAACGGTTGGTGTCGGCTTGCTCTTTGCCATCTGCCGTCCAGCGGGTGTGGTCGTCAGGCCATCCCATGAGGCGTTCGCATTCCAGCGGGGTCAGTCGACGTACTGCTAATCGGTGTTCGACTGGTTCTGCCAGCATTGGAGTGTTGCCACCACCTAAACCCATTTTGGCGGGCAATGTATGGCAGATATCGTCACCAACTCGCGGCCCGTCACGGTACGAATTTTCAAAGATGATTGGTTCGGCAATAAAGATTTGAGCGTGGTGCGACTGCGTTGATGGCACTAGACCATTAAGGCATAGGGCTGTGTCGGTTTCGGTTGCGCTGAAGTTGTTAGCTTTGGCATCTTCACGAATCGAATATGCGACAGGAACAACAAGATCGGTTGCGTCTTTGTAGTCACGCATTTTTATTGCGAAAGCGGTATCGTCGTCGGTGTAGTGACCGAAGGCGAGCATTCGGAATCCTTCTCCATTACCTGGATCAACGCTTTCCTGAGCAAATCGGGCAGCGTCTTTCCGCGTCTTTCTGCCCTTCGCAAAATCCCCTCGGCTGCCTTGGATGAGAGGTAGTAGCGGGTCGGGACATCTTTCGCTGGCTGAAGGATCAAAGATAGAGACGAGAAAAATTCTTCTTCGTCGTTGCGGGGTGCTTCGGAAGTATTGAGCGTCCAGCACGGCGTACTCTTGTGTAATCGCCCCGATGTCAGCCATACTTGAGAGGACGACACCGAAGTCGGCTCCTTTGTTGCTTGAGAGGGCTCCTGGGACGTTTTCCCATATGGTGGCTCTTGGGTAAATAGAGTTAGTTGCATCTCTCATCTCCTTGATGATTCGTACTGCTTCAAAGAACATTGATGATCTGTCTCCGTCTTGGAGTCCAGCTCGCTTGCCTGCTACTGATAGGTCTTGGCATGGTGATCCGAAGATCAGCACGTCGCATGGCGGTAGGTCTGCACCGTTGACATCGCATACATCGCCCCATTTGGGGACTGTCGGCCAATGGTGGTGCAGGATCTTTTGGCAGTTCTTATCCCATTCGACCTGGAAGACAGGCTCGTATTTTGCCTGCTCCATGCCCATGTCAAAGCCACCCACCCCGGCAAAGAGGCTGCCATAGGTAAGTGTCATCGTCCGTACCTTTGTTGGTTCCATCGGTCTTGCTGTTGCGCGTCACGAATGGATGTCAGGATGGCAACAAGTTTCTTGAGTTCGATGGTGTGTTCGTCCATAATTCGTTTCATGTCACGCGTTACTTCGGTCAAGTATTCAACCATGTCATGCTGTGATTCGCGCACCACGCGGTCGCCCATACCGAAGTCGGGTCGGCGGGGATTGATCTTGATCTTGGGACGATCATGGATTTGTGGTTGAGGTTCTTTGTTTGGTTCAGCGTTTGGATTTTCCATTAGTTATCTCCTTCATCGTTTACGAATAGTTTCATGTGAGCATCTCTGCCTTTGTCGGTGATCGCACAGATGATGCGCTGGCGACCACGGTCATTGGCACGGGTTTCCCCGGTTGGAATGATCCAGCCCAAAGCTCGTAAGTCGGATGCTCGACGGCGAATACCTTCATCGGCAAGTGTTGCGGGTCGGCCCAACAAGAGTTGTACGGCTTCTTCGTCGGTGACATCGTGTAAGGCGTAGACATCTAGTAGGCGCGCTGCACCGTTGGCACGGGACTTGGGTTCTATGCACGTCACGGGATCGTCGGTGCGTGTTGCTTGTGGCAATTTAATAATCATTGTGTTTCCCCTTTGTTTGTGTGTATTTGTTTTCTAACTCTTGGCAGCGAGCGCACCGTAGATAGCCCGTCTGCTTGTTGAAACTGTGTGGGATCGCCCAGGCTTCAATGAACTGGCCGCAGGTGTCGCAGTCGCCTTCAACGGGCGGTTCAAAGAACGAAGACCCCATGTCAATCCCATTCGCTTTTGTAGTTACGACTCGGTATTGATGCGGTGTATTCACGCCAGCAGTAGTTGCACAATTTTTTCATGCTGATACCGTTTGCAGTTAAGTCAACGTCGTGAATAAAGTTCTCGTCGCTTCCGCAGTCGTCACACTTAGGCTTGTTCACTTGCTATGTCCTTTGCTATCGGCCAGTCGGCAGTTGTAACTGAGTGCAGTAGGTTCAGCACCTGGCGTAACGGTGAGTCCGTTTCTAGGGCTGTCGTCTTGGAAAGGTAGTCGGCTTTCTCTACCTCGTACGCTTGCTGGCAGGCTTCGCATATCGGCAACCCTAGTCGCTTCTCCGAACGATATCCAGCATATGTTCCATGTTTTACTTTGGATTTCTGTTGGGCTTTGTTGCGTCGAGTCGTTTCCACATTGGCCGCGATACAAGCATCGCAATGCTCTAGTCCAAATCGCCATTCAGCTTTGTAGCCACCGATAGTGCCGTGCTGGATGCGCTTGGCTGCACCGTCCATACGAAACTCTGTACGCATCGCACGACGTTCTTTCTCTGATGTGCCACCGAAGATCCCGACGACCTTGCCGGGAAGTTCCATCGCATACTGCAAGCATTGTCCACGGACTGGGCAGGGCGGTTCGCCTACCAGCTCGTTGCGTTGCTTGTCACGGTTGAAACGCTTGACCATCTTGCCGTTACAGATTTCTTTGATCTCAGCGGTGCTGTCGCCAGGCTCAGGCATGAAGATGTTCGGATCCATGCCACGGCATCGTGCTTTGCTGACCCAGTCTTGAACGGGGATGAAGTTGAAGGTAACGCTTTCGCCTGTCATGATTCGTCAAACTCCCGCCATGCTGAGACGCTGTCGCTCAATACGATTGCGTAGTCAACTGTCCAGTCGTTGTTCTCAATGGCTTGCGCTAGACGCTCGCCACGGATTCGCAGCGCACGGTTCTCTCGGCGTAGTTCATCTATGAGATCGGCGCATTGGATTAGGTGACGTGACATCAAGTTGAGGTGGCCTTGGCGCGCACGACGGCGCATGATGATTAGTTTGATCGGGTTCACACGACACCGCCAGGATGGTTCTTGCCTAGGTAGTCAATCAGGGCTGATGCTTCAGATTTTGTGATTGTTCCGAGCGAACTGATTTCACGGTTGAGTTGCATTGAGGCAAGGCTTAATGCTTCTTCGGCGTTGACTCCCCATTCGCGCAGGAGTACACGAATTTTTCCGATTTGTGGTGCTGTAGCGACTGTTGACTTGACAACTGGCTGTTGAACAATCGTGGCTTCTTGGATTTCTGCGCCGGGGAATTCTTCTGTCCAGTCAATGGTCGGTTCGTACGGCGGGTCTTCAATCCAGTCAGCCTCAACGACTACCTGCTGTGGTTCGGCGTTCGGTGCTGTCGTCGGTGCTGTTGCGGTCAGTACGGGTGCAATGGCGGTCTGCAACGGATCAACGGGTGTGTCAGTCCATTCCACGCCAGCGATAGACGACGCTTCTTCGGGCGTGTATGACAAACCCATAATGCAGTCGCTGAATATCATTCGACAGATTTCGCTTGTCGCACGAGCCAACAGCATCGCACGAGGGTAGGTCTTCCATGCACCACGACCAGCCAAACCAGCCTGCTGTGCATCTTTCATTGACCATTCGACCGTGGCTTCTGAGTCGTTGTCGGCTCGCTTGCCCCATAGGACAACCTTGTCGTTGCTTGCGAGTTTGACATCCAGGCGGTGTCCTGCACGGGCGACGAGCGCACGCATCAGTTCGGGAGCCATGCTCGGCTTACCTTCAATGACATGGATTGAGTTGAGCGATTGCATCGGCCCTAGACCCAGCTCGTCGCCGTACAGGATCGCAGCGAATACTGCTTCGGGCTTGCCACGGAACGCTGTAGGTACAAACGGTGTGTTGGCAATCTTTTGTGCTGTTTTCCAGTTGACTTCTGCTGGGGACAGTTGGCGTGATACTTCAATATTGGACATGATTCCTACTTTGTGATCTGTACGGTATTGCGACCGTAGGTTGCTTCTGAATATTCTGTGACATCAATGCCCAGTTCTTTTAGTGCGGTTACTCGCCAACCCAGCGATGCTGTGAATGGGAGTACGGCTTTGAGTGTGTCAATGAGCATCACAACATTGTTGATACTGACTTCGCCTGTACCTTCAGGGTCAAGCGTTGATCGGGTGATGTGCTTCAGCAGGTCTTCCGATTCCCATTTGCGGGTGGAAGTTGCACGACGCTCGACCGTACCGACATCGTCAATAAACATCTTTTTCTCAGGCATGAGACGAGCAATGTCATCTTCGGTGGTACGGATCAGCGTGTCTAGGTCAGCCTTGATATCTTTGAGATACAGCAAACCTTTGAGCAGCTGGGGATATTCCCCGGCTTTGGCAAGTTCTGCTCGACTGCTATCTGAGCGCATGATTGCATTGCGAAGACCGTCTTGGCCTTGTTGCTCAAGCGAGTTGGTTAACGGTACTGGAACTATATCTGTCATGATTTCCCCTTTGTTTTGGATACCCCAACCTTATGGCGGGGGTGTTGCACAGTTTCATTATTAAGCACGGGTGTATGAAAGTCAAGGCATATTTAGGTATGCCCACGGCGACCAGCCCGACGACTTTTGTAAAGCCACAGCGAACGTCAGGTTCTTTACAGGGTCTAGCAGGTCTTCCCTACCGAAACCGAATTCCGATAGCCAGGCTTCGTGAACTCTAAAAAAGATTTGAGTTAGACCGATGCAGTCGGCTTGTGCTGAACCTGGTGCGGGAATGCAACGGCTCTCGGTATGAATCACTCTTGACCAGGTCGGCCAGTCTTCTTCACGACCACCAACAGCGATCACTGTGTCATGCCATTCACCGCAGTCGCCGTACATTGCGCGCGATTCGTCAATGAAATCAAGGGGATCTGACACTAACGGTGCTTCGGTAGTTGTCGTTGTTGTTGTGGTTATGTCTGCTAGGTCAGCCTGTAAGGCTTCGTGAGCATTGAGTGTTGGTTGTGTTGTGGCTGGTGCGAGCTGGAGTGGTGGAAGTGTCTCAGTTGAGACTTTCATTGTTGATCCGCACGATGACATAACGCAAATAATGGTTATTGCTTTGGTGATTTGCCGCATGAATTTCCTTTGTTAAGGGTGATAGAGGCTCTAAGCCTTCAACATCACGTTTGTGTTGGCAACACCAAGTTTACTGTACGGTCACCTTCGGTCAAGTCACCGGGACGAAATGACGTTGTGAGCAGGGGTTACTTCTTCTGTTTAATGTTCGCTTCTGAGAGTGCGATAGCGAGAGCCTGCTTAGGATTGGTGACGACTTTGCCACCTTTGCCTGAATGCAAACCACCGCTTTTGAATTCGCGCATTACAAGGCCAACTTTTTTAGGGTTCGGCTTCATGATTTGCCTTTGAGTTTTCGACTGGCAGCGGCGTTGTCAACAAGGTTCGGGTACGGTCGACCAGCTTTGGATGCCATGCTCTTGGCAAGGGCGATACCCTCAGCACCAAGCTTGCTTGACTTCTTGTTCGGGTTCTTTGTTTCCCAAAAAGGCTTTTTCATTTCTTGTCTGCTTTTTGCTTGGCGTACTGCTCTAATAGACGACGACCCATAGATTTGGCTTCGGCTGGTGACGATGCACCCCAGGCTTTGAGTGCTAACGCTTTACGGGTCGGGCGACCTTTGTCGTCGGTCATCGGGCCTGGCGATCCACCCATGCGCGACAGGAACGATCCTTTACGGCGTACTTGATCGGGTGATGTTGGGCGACCTTTGACCGGGGCTTTAAGCGTGCCACCTGTCTGTGCTTTGTACGACGCACGACCTGCTTCGTTGAGTCCACCTGAAGGGTTCTGACCTTCTTTACGTTGCCATGCAGGCGAAGCCATGACTCAGCGTTTGTTTAGAAAGTTCCTGCTGAACCAGCAGGTTTTTGACCTGACGGCGTAGCAGCCTTCATGCCCGAACTTGGTGTTGCCGAACCCGACATGGCGGCTTGAGCTTTCTTTTTAGCCAACTGCTTAAGCAGATCGCCTGATCCGCCTGTGTTACGAGTAGCTCCACCAGCCTTAGATCCCGAAGACATGGTTGAAACCAAATCGTTTGTTTTCATGGTTGATTCATAATTGGATTTTGGATTGCTGCCTTTGGGGGTGCTTGATAATGGCATCATGATTACTGACCACCCATCGGCATTCCGCCACCCATTGGTGCGCTACCCATCTGCATTCCACCCATGTCCATGCCGCCACCACGGGCTGCAAGGCGAGGCGGAAGACCAGCGGAACCACCAGCACCACCGAACAGCATTTCTTCGGAGATCATGCCAGTACCTTGGCACAACGGGCAAGGAACCATAGAGCCACCTTCGGATGGTGTCTCATGGCCTGGCATACCTTCGGGTGCGCCACCCATATTGCCAGTGGTCAAGCCTGAAGCAAGACCTGAGAGTGCGTTGCTATACATTGGGTTCATCGGCGTTCCTAATCTCGATTCGGAGTCCGTCTTCTCCACAGACAACTGGTGCATAGAAGTCTACACGCACAACGATGTCGGGGGTGTCGTCGGGTATAACCCCAGCGTCCACGAGTCCGTCTATCCCGGCTTTGGCTGCGGGGAAGCACGCCCCAACGTCCTGTGGCGACCTGCCGTTCTTGTGCAGGGGAATCACCGAAATGTGGATGCGTTCCATTGGTGGAATGTCGGCTGCCAGTTCGGCGTACTGCGCTCGCCACCATTTGGTGTCGGTTGCCCTGGCTCCCCAGTTATTTGTCTTGCGTTCCTGGTTCAGGGTGGTGGGTCGTCGACCGTGGACTTCTAGTTTGTAGATCATTGCTCTGACTGTAGTCGGGCGATGATCCTACTAAGGCGGGCTTTCTCATCTTTGGCGGCTTGAGTTTCACCTTGGGCGTACGCTTTGTTGGTGTCAAAGACTGGTGCTGGGATACCGAATGCTCCCAAGACTGCGCCGACACGGGCGACCGTCGGGTTGAGTCGAGGCTGGGCGTAGACACCTTGTGTTCGGGCGGAGCCTTGTGGGTATCGGTTGCGTGTACCGATAGCCACATCTGTTCCAATGATGCGTCCGTTGGGGGCAAGTAACGGGATCTTGTTTGGCAAGGTAGTCAGGATGTTGCGGAATGGCCCACCAAAACGGTTGAGGCCCATGTAACCAAGTTCGCCTAACAAATCTCCTGGGGTGCGAGCTGTTGCACCTGGGCGACCTTCAAGATAGCCAGGTCGTGTCGTGTTACCGAACGGAAGTAAGTTCTTTCCTGATGCGTAGAAACCGACAGCATTGGCTGCGTCTATCCCGGTCATAATGACTGGCGACGGACGGGTGAAGGTTTGGCTGAGTGCTTCAAATGGGTTTTGGTTGAAAATCAATGCGTCCGAATACGGGTTCAGGAATCGGAAGTCCATCAATCCGAACGGCGTTGGGGTCTTGTCTTTGAGCCAATCCATCAAGTCTTTGCCGTCACCGCTGGTATACATCGAACCAAGGTGACCGTAGAACAAAACACGGTCGGGTTGATCTAGTACCAGTTGAGCAGCGGCCTTGTTGATGAATTTGATCCACGACCAAAATGGAAACACTTGACGTAAGGTGTTGCGTTCCCACGGCGACATTTCAGAGAACGCTCCAAGCGTGTCGTTGGTTTCTTGTACTGCTTTGATAACGGCATTGTGCAATTCTTGATCGTTTAACAAAGTGATTGGATCAATCTCGTCCAGCGTGCGCCCACGGGCAGTAAGTTCGGCTTCTAGTTTGGTGATCGCTACTGCTGCACGGGCCAGCAAGTTTTGTGTGGCGTTAACATTGAAGGCTCGTTGACGGAACTTCGGGAACATTCTGTTAGAGACACGTTCTGCTAACGGTTTGTTTGTTCCTTCTTGGATTGCTCTTAGTTCTGCACCACGAAGACCACGGGCTTCCAAACCTGATCCCATCAAGGCTGCAAGGACAGGGTCAACAATGGCTTGGTTGGCTACATCTGATCCGAGTGTTCGTAGTAGTCCGTTCTCATCTACGCTTAGACGGTTCTTGACATCGTTCATTGCCCGAACCATTTCTGATGCCGGGATGTCGCCACGAACCCAGGCGTTCATCACGTTGCCTACAAGGTCACCGACCTGCCAGCGTAAAGAGAACGGGAGAACTACAGACTTCCAGCCTTGAGTCAGCTTTCCTACCGCACCAAACACGCCTTTAACAGCATCGGGTGTGGTGTTGCCATAGACGGGTTCAAATCGAGAAGAAATCTTGTCACGCAAGCCGATACGCATAGCGATGGTATTCGCATCAACTGATTCAGCACCGACGATCTCTGTCAGACCACCAAGTGGACTGTGTGGCGCGTTCTGTCCGATTGCTTCTTCAAATCTAACAGGGCTGACAGGCTCGTAGCCACGGACGCGCAGTTCACGAACAATGAGTTCGCCCATACGCTTGTTAAGTGCTACTTGAAATTCTCCTGTGTTGCGTGGAATGCCTTGAGAATTCAGTTCGTTGGTGGCTAATTTCTTAATGTCAATTAACGTCTGTTCACCAACTACATTGGCTACTGGCAATGCGAATTCGGGGCTGGTCACAAATTCTTCAACAACGACGTTACGAGAGAACTGACCCATGACCTGGTTAATCATGGCGGCCTGTTGACCCGACGATGTTGGGATTAAACCTGTCGTTTTGGTGTTTTCATATGATGCTTTAACTTGTGGTGCAAGTCCTTCGGAGCGCATTGACATCGGGATTTTGACTTGTTCAGTTGTTGAACCCAATTGTCCACCGGGCATATAGATCGGCGGTTGGTCTATAAGTTGTGGGCCGACTGGGCGCAACAGTTGTTCTTGCTGGTTGAGATCGCTTGTGCCTAGTCGACGTGTTGCTTCGTTTTGTAACGGCTGGTTTGCTGCAACCTGTTCTCTAACTTTGGCAACCTTCTTATTGATGTTGACAGTCTCGTTGAGTGCTTGTTGTTGTTGGTCGGTCAGTTTGTCAGCAACACCCTTGTTAAGTACAGGGTTACCTTGATCGTCAAGTTTTCCTACACCCTTGAGGCGACCACGCATACGGGTTTGTAGTGACTTTTCTTGTTGGCGTGTCGCTGTCTCTACTGCTTTGGCTAGACGGGCTACGGATTTCTGTGTGGTGACTTTTTCTTTTTCTAATTTGCTACGACGGCTCAATAGTTCGTTTGGTATTGATGGTCTCGCCTCATCTGATGCTTTACGGAATGCCTCGTTGAAACGATTGAGTTCTGCCTGCGCTGTTTGTGCTGCGGATTCTGCACGGCTGAGTTCTCTAAATAAGTTTTTTGCTTCACGAGTCGCTTCGCTAAGAGCATTACGATCCGACAACTCAAACATCTTTTCGATCCACGGCAACGACGTTGCTCTACCTTGAGTAGCTGCGTTAACGGATTCGTCTATGGCTGCTTGACTGTTATCGGCCAGTTCTTTACGGTATGACTCAATGCCACGTTGCTTAATACGACCCAAGTCTTTTTCGGCTTGCCATTGTTCAGCCCATGCTCGACCTAGTTCTGCCATAAAGTCGCTATCTGATGCGAAGTCACGACCTGTTTCCATATTGAGTTGGTCAACGGCGACACCCTCATCCATGACAGTACGAGAGTTAACGAAATCGTTGTATGCTTTCTTGGCTAGTTTTGCATCACCAATAGCCTGGTAGACGGCTTGTTCAAATGGTACGCGGAAGTCTTCTTGCATGAACGACATTGCGTTCGGGTCGGTCGCCAAACCGATAGTCATTGTGCGTGAACGACGCAACCGTGACGGCATCAAACTATCTACGAGACCACGGGCGACGTTTACTCGGTCTGTGGCTTCTCCCACAGCAATGCGTTTGGCTGATACAGCTTGTGCTTTAGATACAAACTTGTCGCCTGATGCGTAACGTTCGTGGATAACAACTGCTGTTTGGAAGTCGCCTTGAAGTGCTACAAATTCTTCTTCGGTTAAGCGGTTGTAGTCATCAATGTACGCTTGTAATTGGTCGTACTGTTGGCGTATTGCTGTCTCTGCATCATTAGCGTCGGAAACTCGCTGCTTCGCTTGTTCCACATTTGTAGCCAAGTTGTCGGCTTCTTGTTGCTTGTACGCCAAGTCTTGCGTCTGTTGGGCAATAGTTGCTTTAATTTCGGCATCGACTTGAGCCATCTCGTCGGGGATTGCCTCAATGCGGGACAGGTTCGCTTGCTCTGCTTCTATCGCACTTGCCAACTTGGGCGTGTCACCAAGGATCGCTTGCGGGTTCTCCGTGATCGCCTGGACGATACGTTGCATCTCAGCCATTTGGTTGATGGCATCAATTAGTTTGGTATCAACCCCGGTTTGACGGGTCTTGAGAAGACCTTCTTCAGATCGCAGGTTGTCTAGACGATCCGTTGTCAATCTGATAAGGCTTGCAAGGTTTTGTGATAGAGACTTAAAGGTTGATAGATCAAATTGTGTTTGGTCGCCACGAGCTTTTTCTAATGCTTTCGTAATTGCATCAGTAAGTTGTTTTGGAATGATGTCACCGTGTGTTGACAGCAATGATGCAAGACCATCTGCGACGGTGGTGATGTCGTCGTTTAATGCCATCTTCAGTCGACGTTGTTCGTTCAACATTGTGATACGCATCGGTGCTGGATAGATCATTTCGTTCTGCATAAATCGAGCAAGATCAGGGTTTGCTCGTAGTTCATCAAACGCTAATTGCACCAACTTGTATGCGGCATCGTATTCGGGCGTACCTACCGCTTCCTTGGCAAGGTTTTGCCATACACCTTCAGGTTTAGTGGGGTCAAACTTAATTTTTTGTGCAACGTCGGGTGCTAACTGTTCAAGATATTGAGCAACGATGTCATCTAATGCGCTGAACAAGATTGTCTTGAAACGTCCCGTGTACCGTGGCTTGGCAAGTTCAATAAGAATATTGCGAGGATCAGGGTGCGTCCCGGCGTAAGTGTATGGCACGGTTTCGGTTGTATATCCCTTGCGAGCCTGGCTTTGATCCATCCAAAACTGATGCCAGTTCTGTTGGATCTGCTGGTACACATCCATTTGGACTCGTTCAATTGGCGAAAGGCGACCCAACTCGTAGTCAATGGCTTTACGAATAGCAAGTTCGGAATATCCATATCCCATGTTTGCTAATTCAGGGCCGACCTGTTCAGGTGTAATTGCTTGAATGACTTCTTCCATGGTCTTGCCTGCTTGAAGGTCAGCGATAATGCCTTTCACTTGACCTGTGGTGTATAGCGTTGTTGCTGGTGCGACCCAGTCGGGTGCGGGCTGTGAGAGTACGCCTTCGGTATCTGTTGCTTTTATATCGGCTTTGCTTTTAATAATGTCTGCATAAGCGTTAAGGTTTTCTGCTCGTTGTGTTTCGCCACGCTTTGTAGCCAAGTCAGCTGATTTACGAATACGCTTTTCTTGCGCTAGTAGGTCTTTGACAGTTTCGGGGACTGCACCTTTGTCTTTGAATCGAACAAATGTAGCGACAATTTGTGTACGAAGGTTTTCTCCCATGCGACCCAATCGGTCAATCTTTCCGCGAGCCATCTTTGGGATGCCCGTTTGATTAAGTAAAGAGTTGCGTCGTGCTTCAAGCAACGGTATTTGTGCTGATGTCGGATCGGTGTTTTGGAGATCAACGATCTGTTGTTGAAGTTCCATCCATTTGGTGTTAGCCCAGGCTCGTTTAGCACCTACTGCTTCGTTAAAGATGCCACGCAATGGTGCTTCTGCGCCTGCAATTCGTGCGCCTGCTTGAGCAAGTCTTGGGAATTGTTCAGCGATTGGTGCTAGTGACAGTCCTCGACCTGCACCACGAGCCATAGTTCCGATGGGTTCTTCAGCAAATCTTGCTGCGGTAGAAACGGCAGAACCTAGACGAGTTGCTCCTGCTTCACCTAACGCTGTACCAGCCTTGACACCAACATTGCCCAAGCCACTCATGCGACCGAGCATGACAACATTGCCGACATCTTCAATCAACATATTGCCAAGTTCGCCCTTACGCAAAGCCTGGTAATAATCAACACCTGGTGCGCCCGTATCGTATGCGCCGAGTGTCGCTGTTTCGGCTAGTCGTGCAGCAGTCTTGGGAATACTGGACACCATTGGTGCAAAGATCGGCACGGTGCGTTGCATTGAATAGGCGAGCAGTTCTGAACCAGTCAGCCCAAGTGCTTTACCTTTTTCGTAGTCAACCTCTGATCGAGAGGTGTAGAGGTTCGGGTTGATTACGTCAGCACCGATGTCAAAGATTGTTTCGGCTATACCAGGGACGGACTGTACTGCTTTACCGACGATTGTTGGAAGACTATGAATTACCGTGCCGGGGAATTTCAGTACATTGCCGACAGACGAGATCAGTCCACCAAGCAAACCTTTATCGCCACCGTTATTACTTGATGTCTTGATTGCCGATGGTGCTTGAATTGGCTTAAGGTTGTACTTGACTGGTGGTGCTATTTGTGTAGATGGTTGCCGTACGACTGGATTGAATTGTCGTTTAGCGATTACCGAGTTGACAATGTCTTGTGCATCTGCCATGTCAGATCACGCAAACGTAATATTGCTGAGTAGTTCTTCCAATATGCGGGCCGATACGGGGTCGCCTGTGCTGTTCAAATAATCTTGCATATAAGAATTAACTGCGTCAGCACCACTAATTCCTTGACTCATATCGTCATAAATCTTTGTTGTTCCTGCTTGGAATTGTGCGAGGAAATTAGGGTCTGACATATATTGTCGAGCAACATCGGCATTGAGTGCAGAATTGATGTTGCCTGGTGCTGTCGCGTAAACCGAATACAGTTCAGCATCAATTGGTGCGTTGGCAGCATCTTGTGCCAGTTCGGTTTCAGTTCTTTGTTGCGATGCCGAACCGTACAATGCTTGTTCGGCTTGTTGTTGCAGGTACTGGTTTAGTCCTTCTTCGCCAAGTTGGTTGTAGACAATCTCAGCCGGGGACATATTCAATTGTGGGTTCTGTGCAGCGAATAGGTCGGCTTGATCTTTGAGCGACTGAATATCTACGCTGGTGTCAAACAAACCTGCTGCCAATGCGGGATCGTAGCCGTATTGTTGTACTGCGACTTGCTGGGCAAACTGTGATAGTGGCGTGTTAGCAAAACCTTGGGCAACATTTTCATACGGTGTTACTTGTTCTGCTTTTGCCTGGTTAAGACCTGGCATTAGATTAGTAATGGTCTGACGCTGTGCGCCACCACGGAGCAATGAGGGCAAACCTGGTTGCAACGATACTGATGCAGTACCTTCGTTGGTTGTGTTACGAGAACTAGACAACCCTGAAGTGTCCAACATATTCATGCGGTTCATATATGCGCCGTAAGCGTTGGCTTTGTTTTCTGCTGCAAGTTGTTCAAAAGTTTTGCCTGATGGATTTCTTTGATTCAAATTACGTCGAGCATCAACAAGTTCTGCTTGCAAAGCAGTTACTTGTTTATTAATACCTCTATGTTCTGCTTCATATGGGCCGTAACGAGTAGCTATTTTTTGTTTTTCTGCTAATCGTGCCTCAAGATCAGATATAGCGGGAGTCAAATTTTGGATTTGCAAATTTCGTGTAATTGATGGTGGGGTAAGTGGCTGGTCAAATTGCGTCCTAAATGTGGGGTACAACTTGTTTGTTCCTGCCAACAAGTCAGACGCAAACTTGCTTGTCAGATTTTCTCTGTTGGTGGCAGCTTGCATTGCAGCAAGGTCACCAATACTCTTTCTTTGCATTGCAGCACCAAGGATCATCTGCCTGGCGTATTCACCTGTTGGCTGTCCACCGTACTTTTGACCGTAAGTAGATGCTGGGCCACCTGCTAGTAACGCTGCGTAGTCAACCGGGGTTGTTGCTGTCGTATCTGCTGGTGCGTACACATACTGAGATTTGCCAGCTCTGCTACCGTTTGTGGCTACATTTTGTACGTCTTGAATTGTGATGCCACGAGGGCCGATTTTGGAAGCCATCAGCGTTGTCCACTCCAACCTGCGCCACGGGTCGGGCGTTGAATAACTGCTTTTACTGAACCTGATGTTGGGTATACCGCACCGTATCCACCGACATTTCCGTAAGTCATTCCGCCACCTAAATCTTTTTGAACAGCAATGGGTTTGGGTTTATTGGCCGCAATTATTAAATCAAGAGATGCTTGAGGATCAAATGGTGAAGATGCGACAAATTCACTACCTGACCCACCGCCACCACCACCTGAACCTGCTGACCTTTCGGCTTGGGCGCGAGCAAGTAGTTCGGGCAAGCCAATTACATATTCTTGCATGGCTTGGGCGCGGGACTGTTGCGCTGCGACGGCAGGGTCGTAAATGCTTCTGAAAGTTGAGTCAACCTGACTCAAGTCGTTGCCGTATGGTGCTAGTCGAGCATTGGCACGGGCGCGTGCTTCTTCTTCTAGGCGTGCTTTCATGTCTTGTGCTTCTTGGGCACGTTGTGCTACTCCAAATGCAAGTTGTGCGCTTGGTGTTGATAGATCAAATGCCATTATCTCAACCTCGCTGGTGCTGGTTTAATAGTTTTTGTTGCGGGCTTTGGCGGTACTGGTGCGGGTTTGGCTGAACCTGGTGCAGGTTTCGCCGCGGGGGTTGGACTCTTGTATATCGGCACTGGAGCAGGTTTCGGAATAGGTTTTGATACTGGTGCAGCAGTTTTAACTGGGGCAGGTGCTGGTTTTGCTGGAGCAGGTGCTGGCTTGGCAGGAGCAGGTGCTGGCTTGGCGGGTGCAGGTGCTGGCTTGGCGGGTGCAACTGCAGGTTTTGTTGGTGTTGAAGTAGCTGGTTTAGCGGGAGCCGAGACTGGTCGTGCCATTGTGTCGGCTGAACCAGTACGGGCTGGAGCGGGTGTTGATGATTTGTAAATCGGTACAGGAGCAGGTTTGGTTACTGCTTTTGTAGACGTAGGTGCTGCTGGCTTAACAGGAGTCGTTGGTTTCGCAGGTGTTGCTGGTTTTGCTGGTGCAGTAGGTGTCGCTGGTTTGGCGGGCGTAGTACGCGCCATTGTGTCGGCTGTACCTGTACGGACTGCCGGGGCAGGAACAACTGGACGAGATGGGCCTGCTATTGCTGCGGGTGTCGGTTTGGCTGGAGCCGAGACTGGTCGAGCCATGGTGTCAGCAGTTCCTGTACGGGCAGGCGGTTTTACTGCTGGTACTACTGCTTTGGTGGGTGTGGTGCGAGCCATTGTGTCTGCTGTACCCGTACGGACTGGCGGTTTGGTTGTGGTCGGGAGCGGTGCTTGCGGTAGTTGACCTTGCGTTGTACCGCCTTTGTAAACCACTGCTGGTGTTGGTGTAACAACTGGCTTTGTTGGTGTCGCTGGTTTAGCAGGCGTGGTAGGTGCTGCAGGGGTTGTGCCAGTACCAGTTCCAGTGCCAGTGCCAGTGCCAGTACCCAAGCCAGCAAGTTTACCCATGAGGTTTATGTCTTCAGTACCAGTGCTGTAGTCATAGTCAGATTTTGCTTTAACACGAGCTGCTTCTTCGTCTGCACTTAAACGAGCGCGAGATTGAGCAGCTTCTCCTGATTTGAGAATGCCTCGGGCTTCAAGGTTCGCACCTAGATCTTCGGTTGACGTACCGTATTGACGAGCAAGATCAGCCAAATACTGATCGTAGTCAGTCTTAATTTTGCCTTTATTTAATTTGGCTTGTTTGGTGTAAAGTTCAGCTGTCGCTTCGTATGCCATAGATGCTCCTTAGAGTTCCTAATGGCTATCCAGCCTTCGGTCGTTTCTTCAATGGGATTTTAGCAGGAACAACAGGTTTAATGTTGTGGGTCGGCCCATTGACATGATCGTTGAGTTCGTATCGCACTTGACGAATGTCTTTACGGATCTCAGATGAGACAAGATCTAGTCGATCCATCACATTTCCGTGGTCACGCTTATTCTCTTTGCGACCCTTTTCAATTAGGACTGCTAGAACGGCAAACACACCAGTGACAACTGCGACCAAAATAGCTTCCATTAGCAGAACATCTTCTTCCAAGTAACTGGCCCGACGACACCATCTGCGGCCATATGATGAGCAAATTGCCATTCTTTGACACGGTGGTCAGTCTTCAAGCCAAAATCGCCATCGGTAGTCACACCGCCAACGCGAGCCTGGACGAGTTTCACAGCGTCCCCTTTGGAACCGATCTTCAATGGTGTCCCAGGATAAGTGAACACTAAAGGGGAAGGTGCGCCAGCAGCGGGAGTTAGCGGAGAAGGACTTTCTCCCGCTGCCGTCGCGAGTTTGGCAAAGAACTCTTTGTAATAAAGGGCGTTCTTGGCGTAAAGGGGAGAAATCTCAATATGAAGCCAGTCGCCACCGGGGGCTTGACCAATGGTCGGTTGGGTATATACCTTCCAAGAGTTACGGTCGCATTGCCAGCCTCGACCAAACGGTTGCGGGAAGTAGTCGTGTACTCCTTCAATTTGAAGGGCTTCGGCGTGTAGTACTAGAAAGTCTGCTAGGGCAACAGCGTCGGCGTAATTGCCTGAACCTTTTTTTCCTGACTTGCGCCATGACATATCGGCAGCACGTCCTGTTGAATGCACTGAAGGTTTCGGTGTTTTGAGGTTGTCGTTCTTCATGTTGCGAACAACCCAAGTGCCGTTGTTCCACAATGGAAACCTGGTTGAAAGTTGGCGTACGAGTTCTTCTAAACCAGCTTGTTTGCCAGTTGCATCTCCGTCGTAGCCTGTGTATTTGCGTGCCATTTGTGACACGCTAGCAGAATTATTAACGATCTAGCAGGGTAGATGTGTGTATGAAGGCGTGTACCTTTTCGGGCAAGACTTCTTGTATCTTCTTGAACACTTCGTACACGACCTGTTCAGCTCCTGAGATTGGCGGTACAACATCGCCGTCGTGGGTGTCCATTCCCGGTATTTCGGGTGGCACAAAGTCGGTGTCTATAGTGAAAATGATGTTGGCTTGGATGAGAGGCATGGCAGGCTCCTGGTTATTCGGATGGTGGGTCTTGACGGTTACCGCGTGTAGCAACAATTCCTACAGCAGCTCCCACCAATGTGTAGCAAATTGGGCCAAGGATGTCAAGCATTGCTTTGTCATTGGGTGATTGGGCATCTAGGGGCTGGACAACAAACAAGAGTCCCCACAACATGGTTAGAACGATTGCGCCGACAATGATAATGAGTCCGATGCCGACATAGAAACGCAGTCGAGCGTCCAGTTCGGTTGAGTCCATGCGCCTTTTACGGGGCGGGGATGTACGTTGTGGTCGGGCAGTCGGGTTTTCCGATGTTGGCTGGGTTGTCACAAGGATACCTGTACCTATCTGAACATTGGGATAATACAGCGCAGGCTAGCACTATTAAGCCTATTAGCGATGCCTCTGCCAGTCGGTTCATAATCCCATTCTAGTCATAATCGGGAAAGACTCTCTTAAAGTCAGCATAAGCATTTTCAAGATCAAAGATTAAGTCGTTCCTGTGGGTAGAACTGCCGTTGCACGGGCATTCATCATTTGGACAGTAGTAATAACTATCTTCGTTAGGTTCGTGAATCTTGTAGTTGCTGCTCATCACTATTTTTTCTTGTCAAGCAACTTCTCTAACGCATAGATCAAAGCAGACAATTCGTCTTCTTCTTCACGACCCCTTGGGGTTGCTCGTTTCAGGTATTGAAGGGCTATTTGTACCAGTTTTGCTGAGATATTCATAGGTTTCCTCGGCCAAGTTAATGACCCTGACAACCATTTTGGCAGGGATGTGGAGTACCGAGTCTACACATCCGTCAGCCGACCAAGATTGCGTAATCGAGACGTGACCTCGTTTGCCACCACCCTTGGTTGTCATTAGAAAACCGACAGATTTAACCTGATACGGCTCGTTATCCACAAGGTCTTCAATGCGTTCCCATGTAGATGTCCCGGCATGAGCGTCGTTCCATATGACAAGTACAGGTTTCATTGCCCGTAATTCTTACCACGCCACATCGCCCACCCGTCGTGAATAGCGATCTGTTCATAACAGAATTTGTTGGTTTCGGGATCAAACGGAATGATGGCTAGTCCTTGTTGCCAGTCCTCATGCTGGATGAGGGGTCTACCGTCCAAGTCTACGCCACCTTTGGTGCTGGGAACTGCTCCGTCTATACGAGCTAGGCAACCAGGGGAAGCAGCCAGGATTGTGGATGGGCCGTCGTGATCGTCTCTCGTGCGTTCTGCCCATTCTCGACGGTGAATATGCCCGTAGATCACGCTGACTTTCTGAGTGGCAAGGTATTTGTGTGCGGTTGAGCCACCGCTAGCAACCTTGTCACCGTGTATCACTTTGAGATTCTCTGTGATCCAAATGTGGCTGGCAGGGTATCCAGGTAGATACTCCACGTTGGATTCGTCTAGTCGGCATAGGAACGGGACTGACATAACTGGCCATGATTCGGGGGATGAACCTCGTCGAAGTCCAAATGCTGCAGACGCGTTATCAATAAGATACCTGGGGAGTCGTTCTTCGTGGTTGCCTGCGAGCCATACGATTCGTGCGTCGGGTGCTGCTTCACGAAGTTCAAAGCCGAGCATGGTGGCACGGTCAATGGTGGCTTGGGTGGTCTGTTGGTATGGCGCGGTCAGTCGATATTTGGACATTTCGGGTAGGTCAAGGTTGTCCCCAACTAGGACGACTAGCACAGGGTTGGCATCTTTGACGATGTCTAATGCGACCTTGATTGCTTGCTCGTCGTGTGTGGGGTGTAGTTGCCCGTCTACGCCTCTGTAATAGCCAATCTGCATATCGGGAAGGACGGCACAATTACGCCATCCTGAGATAGTTTTGGCAGGTTTTCGGGCTGGCAACTTGACTGCTGGGCCTGGCTGGATAACTGGCCATTCGGGGCCTTCTGCCCATTTGGGCGAGAACTGGATTGCTGTCAGGTCGTGTAGTTCGGCTTCGCCTTCGTCGTTCTTGGTCAACGACTGGTACAGCGAAACCCGCTGGATCTTGCCTACCTCGTCTAAATCAATGCCGTTGCGATCTAGCAGGTCTGCGATGCGACCCAACGAAAGTCTTTTGGTTTCCCCTAAGCGGGTAATGTCCTCAGCTAATCCTGCCACAAGAACAATCCCCTCGTCGATGACGACGCAAAGTCGTTGAAGTGATGGTGTGTCCTCGTTGGCGTAAAGCTCGCTCGATTGCGGAACCCTGGATTGTTGGATCTGCCATTGCTTCCTCTAAATCAACTTGATCTTCTTTAGTCAAGGTGTCATATAACGTTTTGAATCCACATACTGGAATGTATCTAGCATTATTCATTGCGGTTATATCAAATAGCAGGCTTGGTTTCGACATTCTTTTCTCCTAAGGCGTGTCGGGAAATTGCACCTTACCCGATTGCGTCGTGTTCTGTAGCGATGGCGTTGTGGACTGACTCAATTTATCATGATTGCATAATAATCCAGTTAGTGCCGTCAGATACAAGGGTAGCCCAAGTCCCTGCGGTAGCGAGGATGGCAGTACCAGCAGCACCGCCAGTCAACGGCACAACATTGCTAGAGGCAGAGACAACGGTGAACGCCGCAATATTCTTCAAAGATATTTCACGCCCTACCTGTGTACTAGCACCGGGAAGGGTCACAGTAATGGAAGCCGTACCGTTACAGATAATCCAGTTTTCGGTATTAGCCAAAGTGAACGACGCAGTTTTTGTAACTGGTGCGCCACGACTGAAAGAACTTAACGTACCGACACCCGTAATCCCGGTGTATGCGCCCGTTATACAAGCTGATGGCACAGTTCCTGATGTCAAGTTGCTAGCGTTCAAATTGAGAAATGACGTATCAATCGTGGTCGAGTACAACTCCAGTTCCCGGTCACGGTTTTCAACAAGGTCACGAGTGTCAGCATCCCAACTTGGAATATCATCGGCACGAAACGTGTAGTTAAACCCCATATCAATCTTCGCAGTTCAAGATCACACGTTTAATAGTCGCGTTGGTAAACGTCAAATATGGGGTCACGCCAAAGCCTTTTGCAGCGTTATTGACATGATACCGTTGGGTTATTGATGCGTTGTTTGCGTTTGCTGTACCAACAGTTAATGGTTCTGATGCTTCAACTGAAACGCTTCCGTTGTACGAACTGTATACGTCAACCATTCCTGTTGGTTTGATGCCGACTGTAATATCTGGTGTGTAACTTGGTCGAGCGTAAAATTGGACAAATGCTTCTTTGACGGTAAACGGTTTAGAGTGCCAATATTCGGTCAAGGTGACTGTTCCTGTTGGAGCGGATGTTCCTTCTGAGCCACCTGGTTGCAAATTTATGTCATTGTTGGTGATTTGTGTGACGTTATAGATATAACGATGAATGAAGATATTGTTTGTTGTATCGTCAACAAAAGCAGCAACAAAAAATTCGTTGTATGAGTTTGTGCCGGGAGTTGCTACTTGATGTTGTTTGGCTATGGTGCTTGAACTGTTTGCTTCGGTGTTGTTAAGTCGCGCCCAAGTATCAGAAATTGTTTCAACATAGGCGTACCCAACTTTGCTCATAGTAACTAATTTTCCGTCGTTTAATACAGATAATCGGAATGCTTCTATTATTGATTCTGCTTGAGCGGTGTTGACGTCGTTCAAGTCCATTGTTGCTACTGGCTGTGAAGATGACCCGTTCAATCCATAAATTCGTCCGTCGGGGGCCCCAGTTAATTGTTGATCTAAATAATAGATATTTCGGTTTACAACGGTCGCGTCTACCATCCCTTCAGAAACATTGACCCCTGGAACAATGAGTTGGATTGTGATTGAAGAACCCAAAACGCCGACAACGCTATAAACACCTGTGTCGCATACGACTATAAGATCGTTTGTTCGAGGTATGACGTTGAGGATATTTCCTGTGAATTCATAATAGTTAGCAGTTGACCAGGTAGACAAAGTGGTATCGGAATAGTAAAGGCGTTTACTTGATGAACCATAAGCTAAAAGACGGTAGCCGTACATGGCCATATTTGTTAGACCAAGGCTTAATAGTGCTGCGCTAACAAGTGTAAGACTGCCACCTTGTGTTATGGAATATATATTTCCAGTTGTATTGATGTAATAAAAATTAGGTGAGTTAGATGGGTCGTAAGCAACTTTTCCTGCAATAATTCCAGTTAACGTATAATTGACTGATGTAATGGGAAACCCAGTACCGCTGGCAATACTGGGAGTTTTAGTCATTCGAGAAGTTGAGCCAGGTAGATAGCTAACAAACATAAATGAAGTGTCACCGATAAGAATAAAATCTCGAATAGCAGCACTTGCAGTTGATGAAACTTTGGTGACTGTTGAAACAAGTTTTGAACCGACAGGTATGAGTTGACCGTTGGGTAATGCTGTTACGTTTTCACCAAACCAAGTATTTTTGGGTTGATTGGTTGACCGCGGCCCCATGTATTGACCACCCGAAAAATCGTCGTAGGTGATTTGAAATGATGCCATAGGTCAATCCCAGGTTGCGTAGGACAGGTTGCGGTTGTATTTGATACGACGTTGGATTGTTGTTCGGTTGTCGTCGCTCATTGATTTTAAGAAGTTGCCATACTCCTGTAGATACAACGCTGCACGATTTTCATCTTGGCGACGGGCTGCACACAGATGGCTGGCGTAGGCGACGATGCATTTGTGGTACACGATGGGCATCAACGGTGACTTGGTGTCAGGAGATGCTTGCGTTGAGAGTGCTGGTTCGTTTCGGAAGTAATACAATTTCCCTGGTGTGGTTGTTGTAGGTATGGGTGCAATGTGTACTTGTGAACCGTAGATCGTGTATGCGTATGAAGAACCGTCAGAGTTTGGATTTAGATGGGTTTCAAGTGGCACAAATTCAACAGGTGAGCCGTTGATGACTAATTGTTGCGCTCGCATGAAATCTGACGGTAGTGCTGCTGTGCCGTTGGTGGTATCAAATGACAGAGTTGCGGTTGTTGCTAGCCACCACCAGTCACGTTCCATGCTGACTCGGTTGAGGGCATCGTCAATGGAAGTGTTGACATAGGCGTTGGTGATAAGTCCGTCAAGGCTGTTGCTTGAACCGTCTGAACGGATCGCCAGTCGATCTTTGACAGCGTTACGAAGGTCAAGCAGGTTCATATTTACTTGCCTTTCTCGTTCATGCTGATACTGCGCTTATTTGATCCACCCAAGTGGCCGACATCCTTAATCAACGCCCAATGCAACTTGTCTGCTAATTCTAGTCGCTTTTCCCTCTCCTCTGTTTCATGAGAAGCAAGGATTGCTTTGTTCTTTTTGAGTAGGTCTTCGTGGAGTGCTTTACCTTTTTGCCAGTCACCCTCGATCAGTTTCACGATCAAAGTGTGGTCGGCGCGGTGGTGGGAACAAGCGACATATGGTGTCCCGGTAGCATCAACCATCCATACTTCAAATCGACCAATGATTGGGTTGAACATGAGCGACGCGCTGGGGTCGCCTCGCCAGCCTGACTCGTCACCCTTTTGGATGCGAGTCGCTATGTCGTATACGTCAAAGGCGACTTCAGCCATTTGGCTACCACCTTCTACTTCTCCCATAAGGTTTGCTGCGCGAATCATGGCAACACTCTACGCCATTATTTGTTTAGAGGGTTTCACAACGGCTTTTCAGGGAAGTTGACCGTTGGGCCTGGTGTCCACGTTGCGGGGAAGTCCCTGAGGGCTTGGCGGTAGGTCGCCCACACGATTTTGTCGGTTGGGGTGTCGGCAATCATCGCCCAATCGGATTCGACTAGGAGTGCGTCACGGCGTAGTCGCATCCGTTCCATGAGCCATTCGTCAGGTGCTTCGGTTTCGTAATCTGCCAATAGGTTCATTATGCCGCCCTGTAATACAGGTTGAAAGTGATGATGTCGCCTGTAGTCCACGCAAAAGGTACTGTCGCGTTGGCCGTAGTGTAATATCCGTAAGTTGCGTTCACGGTTGTAGCGCCAACGGCAACACTAGAAGCGGAGTTGTATCTAGTCTGACCTTGAAACATGGATACAGTAGACAAACGATATAAGGAACAATTGCCGTATGACGTAAAACTGTTTTGCATATCAGCGTTTAGGTTAATTGGCAAGTTGATACTAATTGAACCAGTTACTGATGAGGTACTCCCCAAAGTAAAAGACCCGTAGTAATGCACAAAGTTGTTAACTCGACAGTAGGCACCCGTGGTTGTGCCGTTGCCTGCCGTAATGTTTACAAAAGTTGGCGTATAGGCTGTGTATGTCCCCATTAACTGGTCAGCTGTTGTAACAAACTCAGTCGTCGCAAGTTGAGTTGTAGAAGTTCCTGCTGTTGCGGTAGGTGCGGCAGGGATACCTGTAAAAGTAGGGGTAATCAAATCTGCTTTCAATGAAAGATCACCTAAAGGCGCAAACTTTGAATTAGTCAAAGTGAAGTTAACTGTTCCCGTACCAGCGGAAATAACTTTGATAACAATACCGCTACCTGTCCACGGTAAAACAACTGGATAGTTGGTCATAATGGCGGTAGTGCCAGCCCCACCAACAGTAGGTGTAGCAGGGGTCTGACCTGGTTGAGCCGTAATAATATAGATCGGAGTTGTTGACGTTTGCGAAATGCGTAGTTCGGTTCCAGCCCCGGTCAAAGTGATTGTGTCAACGGTGTTTGCTACAAGGGTAACCGTTATTGCTTCCGAACCTGTGTAGGTGGCCATGATGAACCTTTCGTGGTGATGCTGAAATTATAGACGAAAAAGCCAGCCACCGTCGATAGTGGCTGGCTCGTTCGTTTGTTAAGGGTTTGGTTATGCGCCGACAGCCAGGAAACGTACTGTCGTTGCTGACATATCGGTTGTGCTTGGCACTTCAATGAATGCGCTAGTTGCTGCGGTCTGACGGTACAACAACACTTTAGGTGTCGTCAATGAACCATCCCACGTTGGCAAGTAGCCGATTCCAGCGGTCACAATGAGGTAGTCAAGTCGTGAAAGACCTAACTGCGCCAAAGTAACTGCTTCGCCACCTGTCGCATACGAACTGTCGAAAGTGATAACACCAACGACTTCTTTACGCGAACCAGGTACTTCAGGGCCAGTTGTGATACTGACTGAAGCTGCCATCAGATGCTCACCTCGGTGATGTCCTTGATGACGAAGTGGGCGTTGCGCTGCTTGCAAGCAAGTTCGCCGTAGGCGTACATGGTTGCTTCGTAGGCATCAACGTCGGGCTTACGGTTCATTACTGCACCGTCCAAGTCCATGAACTGGAATCCGTCGCCAACCTGGTGGTAGGTCAAGACTTCAGGGTTGATGCCGTACAGGCGGTTGTTCGGGCAGTCAAAGTCTGCGTACAAGGCGGTCGGGCGTTCGTCGCCCTTGCCGCTGACAGACGGGCTGTAGAACTGGATACCTGCGTAGCCACCCTTCAACGAGGTCTGCTCCATGTTGCGCTTCAATGAGAGCAACAAGTTGGAGATAGCCAAGTTGACACCTTCAGCCGAAACCAACAACGAAGGCTTCTTGCCCGAGTTGGTCAAGGTCTTCATGATGGAGCCTGTGATAAGGGTTTCGGTGATGGAACGGTTGGTTCCCGAGTTGCTGTTCACATAGGACTTCCACTTCGGTTGTGACGAAGGGTTGATTGTGTGCAGGACTGCGGTGTCGTCAACGATGGTCTGAAGACCAGTCAATTCGATCTGTCCGTCGCCAGGCTGACCTGTGTTGCTGGACGCTCCACCTGCACCGCTACGGAAAACGTAGTGGCTTGAAGTGGTCGTGACTGCTGCACCTGAGATGGCGATGGTCTTGTTGGTTTCGTCGACCGAGCTGATGGTACGAGCTGATGCAATGGTCGTCGGGGATGCGACGGTTCCGATGTCAACAACCATGCCACCATCAAAGAACAACTGACGGAGTGCGGTCGTACCTGTGGTTGAAGCCAAGACAACAGTAGTTGCTGCCGTGGTCGTACCACATTGTGCGATAACGCCGTTTGACGTACCCCACAACTGACGGTTGACATCCTTCATTGCGTCCTTCTTAATGCCTTCCATTTCGGCATCCAAAGCATCAATGAAAGCACCACGGTCGGTAACTGCCTGCTTGATGGTTGGGCCTGAAAGCTGGATGCGTCCGTAGACGTAACGAACGGGAACCGGGACGGTTGCGAAAGCCTGGTTTCCTGCGGTTGGAAGTGTTGCGTTTTCGGCTCGTGCGCCGACACCACTTGAGCGTCCGAGGTGGACGGCGTGGCGGGCAATACGACCCTGGACGGTGTCTTTGCGGGTTTCAACTTGCGAAAGAATGAAGTTCGCATCATTGAGGTTGTCGAGATATTCCTTGTAGTCATCCTTGAGGATGGCATCAACGGTTGAGAGTGTTGCGGGCATGGTGGGTTTCCTTTAAGAGGGTGAGTGAATGTGGGGGTTCACAACCTTGTCAATGGTTCACGCCATCCAGCGTTGCCTTGCATCTTCCGATGTTATGTGGTTGTATGTGGTGCGCCTCGTCCGAGGTACAGAAGTAATGCTACACCACTACAACATCTGTTTGTCAAATGGCTAGTTCAAACCGTTTTGTTGCAGTCGTGCCATAGCTCGTTCACGAGGACTCAAGTTTTGTCCTGCGAGGTTGGTTGAGGCTTGCCCATTGATGATGGGTGTCCCCATTTGGCTACCTGCCTCTGAACGCTTTGCTGCGATCTGCTGCGCTTGGGATAGAACTTGTTCTTCCATTTCCCAAATTGCCATGGAAAGGTCAAGGTCGGGTCGGCGGGAAGCTGCGACGATTGCTGCGGTTGCCAAAGGCGTATCAGGTTGAAGTCCATGTTCTGAGAGCGTCTCCTCAATTTGGCGTTCGTACTGTGTTTGTACTTGTGCTTGGGCGTACTGGTTCATCCGTTGTTCGACGAGTTGTTCAACCTGATCGGGGGTTAGTCCTGCTTGATAGCCTTCTTGAACTGCTTGCTGGCCAATGGCAGCTTGTGCTTGTGGGCTGATAAAAGTGTCAAAGCGTTCCCCTGCCAGGGTTTTGGCGTTGTCTACCATCCATCGGACAGCGGTATCGGTGTCTCCTGAAGCAAAAGCGTTAGCGAATTCTTGTACGGCACGAGCGTCGTCGGGGTGCATTTTGGCGAAAGTTTGTGCGATTGGCTTGTAGCGTTCGCGTTCTTTCACACGGTCTGCTACTTCTGATCGGTATTTGTCTTCCCAATTGACAGTTGATTCGGGTTCGACGGACGATTGGTCGTACGAACCTTCTTCTACATATTCAGAACTTATGTCGCTCATTGTGGGGGTGTCTCCTGTGGTTGTCCTGGCTGTCCTGTTTGTGCTTGTGGAACCAATGAGCCAGGTGCTTCATTGGCTTGCGGGAGCGTTTCTGATCCCGGCATCTGTTGCTGTTGGGCGAGTTGAGCGGCTGCTTCGTCGGCTGCAAGTTTTTGGTGGGCTTGAACGTGAACATCAATTGCTTGACGTACATCGGCCATTGCAAGCTCGTATGCAGGGGATTTGCGTTCGCGGTTGTGTTGTGCGATGTGTTTGGCGTGGTCGTCAAAGTCGGCTGGCATAACGGGGGTTGCTTGCATAAGCAAACCATTTTCCCATTCGGCTTTAGCAACATCGGGGTCAGCGGTAGCCAAGAAACCTTTGGGATCGGGCAAGTCAAGCAATTTGGCTAGTGATACGCCATCAATGTTTTGGAATGCGCCGGGGAACGCTTGTGCCAATGATGTGATGACTGATTGGGTTGCGATTTTGGATCGAGGTGCTGTCGCGTCTAACGGGACTTTGACTTGAGGGAATTCATCAATGTCTTCGGCTGTCCATTCAAATTGAACGGTTGAGCCTTGCTGGGTGGTGATCGTTTGTGAGCGCACCATGCCTGACTGCTGGGCGTAGGTACGGTACATCTGTAAAGTCATCTGTCCAAGACGCGCCCAAACAGCAGACTGGTTGCGTGCCATTGGTGCTAACGGGGTGTCGTCCTTTTCAGCCAATACCGATAAAGCAAGTCCTGAGTTACGGTCACCAGGGGCTTGACCACGAGTTACAGCATGAGTGAAAAAGATGTCGTCCAATTCAGCTTCAAGTTGTGCTGCCTCGTTACTGATCCAGCGGGGGACTTCGGGTGCTGACTGCCAATGCGGTTCGCCTAGTTCGGCGTTGTATTCAAGTACATCGGCTGGGTCGGTCGTAATGGTGTCGGAGTCTTCAATTGATCCTGCGGGAACCATAAGTCGAGCGTTAGCAGCTTTACGCATATGTTCAAGGATGGTTGAACGCGCACGGTTGTAGGCGTATTGGATATCTCGTGCCGGGGTAAGAAGGGTGTTTCCGACCCATGTGCGAGGAATTTTGCGTTGAATACCGATAGCGATGTTGAGGTGTGTGAACGGGAACGGCCAGCCTTGACCGTCTCCGTAGGCGTATACCTGCTTGTTATTCACAACGTGGACTACACATCCAGGGGTGCGGGTAGTTGGGCGTTCGTAGTAGCAGTAAACAAGGGTTAGGCGGGGCGGTTGACCTTGTGGTCGACGCGACAGCAATGTGCGGTGGCGTGATGACAATGATGCTTCTGCGTCAGGTGCGGGTTCCCAGTCAAGATCGTAACGTTCTTTAACCTGCTCAGGGGGTAGCGCAACACATTTGATCCAGTAGCGAGCGTCATCAACGGATGGTGAACCTGGTTCTAAACAGAATTCGCTAATACCGAGAGGTGTAAGGCGTACACCACCAGCAGGGATTGGGATAGAAGTCACGGGATCGGTGGCAACAACCTTGCCTAATTGAGGATCCCATTCAACCGATACGGCTGCCGATCCACCATAAAGGGTTTGAAGAAGGTGTTCTTCGCGGATGTCTGCCCAGTCTTGTTCTTGGGCTTCCGATAGAAGTAGTTGTTCTTGTAAACGTTGGCGACGGGCTGATGCGTCATCGGTTCCTGATGGTTCAACTTCCCATACAAGTGGGGAGCGTGTCATTCGGGATAGAAGGTTTGTTGTGCGAGGGCCAAACTTGTCTACGGTGATGCGGGTGTACCGTTCGTTGTCGTTGGCGTAGTCCAGTTCTTGCACGATGTTGCGGGTCTGATCCCACCAAATCCATTGTTGACCGCTGTTGTAGGATGCGTTCATCCAGTAGTCCCGGCGTTCTTTTAACAGATAACGGTCGGCTTTGTTCCATAGGTCTATGACATCTTGTGGTTTGGGTGGTTCCCAGGCTTTCATGGCCCTACGCCTTCAATTGGTGATTGCCACGATGTTCGTGACTTCGGATCGACTTGTTCTTTCTTTGTTGACTTAGAGAACTTTTCGGCGGCAATGGCTGCTGATGGATTCTTTGCCAACAATAGATTAGTCAATCTACGGTTCTCGCGTAGTAACAACAGGACAATGCCCAGTAGGGCGACGAGGCTGAACGCTGCGAATATCACAGGTCACCAACAAAATCAGTATCTATTTCGGGTTTGGGGGTGTCTTCCCGACGAGGACGACCACGCTTGTTGGAAAGGGGTGATCCAACTACATCGGGCCGTGCGGAGCCTGGTTGCGGATCATCCTCGTCGAGTTGACTTGTAGGGCCTGCCTGCTCTACAGGTTGTGAGTCTACACCCACAATTGCTCCTGCGATCAAGGCAAGGCGTTCTTCAGCAATTTCTGCCCTGTCACCCATTTCGGTGGCGAGCTTAGTCATTGCTTCTAATTCTCCGTAGCGGTGCATGGATACTGCACGGGCTGGTGCAACCATGCGAGCTAGTTCTAATGCACAGTCGGCACAGATATATAACCGTGTGATTGCTGATGGGTTTGCGTCTTCGGGACTGTTGTGACCGTCTAGGTCTAGTTCCATGTCAATGATCGGTTTAGCGACCCCTCGACAGATCCAGCAGCATCCTGGTAAATAATTGTAGTTGTCAACGATTCTCATCAGTATGCCCGCTTACCTTTAATGGTGTTTGAGCCAACTGGTCGAC